GGAACCCGATCTTCTCGACCATCGCAGCGAGGCCGTCCATCATCTTTACGACGCCTGGTATGTTGTTTATCAAGAAGGTTCCAAACGAGATGCCTGACGCTCGAGCGTCGACGAAACCTTTCCTAAATGCTTGCATCAGTCGTATGAACGCCGGATGCGTCTCTAGAGCGAACTTCATGCCCTCTAGGAACTTGTCGAAGAACCCCTTCCCGGGAGTAGGATTACCCGCCTTTAAGTTCTGATGCATCGCGCCCGTGAGCGCATTGAGCGCCTCGACGTGCGTCATCGTCTTCTTCTCGGCCTTGTCGGCTTCTTTCTGGAAGTCTTTCAGAGCGATTCCGGCGTTCTTCGTCGATAATGCCGCAATGCTCGTCGCAGAGTCCCAACCTGTCGTCGATTCGAGCAGCTTTCGCTGGGCGAACGTCATCTTTTCACCCTGTATCCCTGCACCCATGAGGCCCTTGCGGATCATCTCAAATTGCGCCGCGGGATCCTGCTCCATCATGATCTCGCCGATGTCGAGGTTCGTACCGAAGGCTTCGTTGATCTTCGATATGTTTTCGGCGGCGTCGTCGAAGGTAGAAAACTTATCGAAAGACCCAGTGATCTTATCGAGCTGGATACCTAACTTCTGGGCATACGTTACAGCGATGCCGATCTGCTTCTCAGAGATGTTTCCGAAGTGCGTCATGTCCTGGGCGGCTTTGCCCATGTCACGCGCAATTCCCTTCATGTCGAGCTTGAATCTCTTCGACATCATAAGAGAATACTTCGCGACGTTCGTCATCGTGTCGCCAAGTTCTTGTCCGGAAGTTCGAGCCCGGAGCGCGAAGGCTTCAAAATCCGCGCCGCCGATGCCTAAACCGCGAGAGAGGCCGAGTAGCTCGACGTTACCGGCCACGATATCATCGCTAAAAGACTTCAAGTTTGGACCGGCGGACTTCATTATCTCCGCTAGCTCTTTTACGCGCTCGGCCGGTGTACCGAACAGCTTGAAAGCCGCCTGCTTACCGTATACTTTGTCTACGTTACTAGCGCTAGCTAGGATCGCTGAGTTCGTTGGGTCCGACAAGAAACCGAATTCTTTCTTCAGCTCATTGAGAGCCTGCGCCCATTCGGAAATTCCTGTAGCACCTTTGTTGGCCATCTCCGTGAGCTTCTTGAATATCGTGATAGGAATCGCGAGGAGCGCGCGGCCGATGCTGAATATGCCTTTCGCCAGCGTCCCCAAGACTCCAAAGGCGGCGCGCCCGACGTTGAAGAGAAGCTTGAGACCATTTGCCATGCCTTTGAGAGCGCCGGCGGCAAAAGTACCCGCTTTACCTAACCCGCTTCTGAACAGCTTCGCTAGCTTCGATGTGGCTGTGCCGAGCTTGTCTGAACCTTTTCTTGTATCGTTCAGCGCATTTCTTAATCTTTCTGTTGAGCTAGTAGCTTCTTCGGCGCTCGCCGCGGCGTCCTCAAGGGCAGAACCAACCCCTCTCACACCCTCGGCGCTCTGAGCTATCTGATCTAGGCTACTTTTTATCTGTCTTAAGTTATTGACGGCGTCTGGTGACCGCAGGCATTCCATCGCGTCGCACATCTGCTTGATCGCCGCAGCTTGCGAGATGAAGGATGCCTCGAGGCGCTTCGCCTCGACGAGCATGCTCTGCATCGCCTTTGACATCGCGTTTGTGATGTCAAGCTGTTCCTGCGTCGGAGGCGTTCCAGAACCGTTCTTATTCGCCATCTTACATCAACCGTGGTAGCGGATCAGAGCGGCCATGAAACGCCGAAGACGCTTTCAAAATGCGAAGCCGACAAGTGCTTCGCACCGAGCTTCACCGTGACAGATTCGATCGATGCGTCGGGCTTATTCAATTCGTCTTGAAAGTTTTTTGACGCTAGGAGAGCCGCCATCAACGCATCGACCTCTTCCTGCGACCCCTGGACTTTCGTGTTCGTCGGTCTTCCAAGCAACCAAGATGAAATAACAGCGAAAAAAATCTTTTCAAAAGTCTTTGTGTTCTTGCTTTTTTCGTCCACGAGGGCCTCTTATACGATTTCGGAGAAAGACAACAGTAAATAGCATCGTCTTCCAAAAATTAACTATCCTAAGTGAATCGTCGTAGACGACTCGGCGACTGCTCTCTTTGTTTGCCTTGAAGAGAGCGCACATCAGGAGAATTTTGGTGCAGAGCTCTGCTTTGAGTTCCACCCTCGTCAGATGTTCTGCTAATTTCTTTTCCGATTCTTTCTACAAACCAGCGTTTGTAAGTGACAGGAAGGCTGTAGACTTCACTCCACAGGAACCCGCCGTAATACGTCAGTAAAAAAGCGGGTTCCAATATGAGGTCTTGCTTATCTTCCGGCCTGAGGCCAAAGAAAGTTGACGCCCAATGGCATCGAAACCTCCTCTGAGTGGCCACAAGAAGGGCAACTCGTCTCTTGCTTCATGATGATACCAGGCTCATTTTCTTTTATGTAATTACGGAGTGCCAGCGAGTCGCGCGCGGGCATGTGCTTAATGAAATTAGAGATCTTTGAACGATCCTCGACACCGTCGATCGACACGATCGAGTGCAACAGGTTTGTCGTCACTGTCGATTCTGTCTGTAGACCAAGCTTCTTCTGCTTCTCACCCATCAACATGATCTCTTCTTCATCTCTGCCCGTCAAGAAGCGGAACTTGACAAGCTTCTTGCTGTACGGAAGAGCAAATTGAAATAGGTTCGCTCCCGGGATGATCGGTTCTATCTGCAGACGATGAATCGGTAGCTCTCCGAGATTGAAGGCGTGCGGAGCCTTCGTACCGCACTCGCCACACTCGATCTCAGCGTTGTATTCAGGACCATACCCCGTGATGCGAATCGCGACCATCAGAGCGTTGCGATCGCCACCGAGAAGATCGTTTGGGTTGACAGATCGATCGACAAGACAAGACCTAATGAGCTCGGTAATGACAGTACCCTTCTTTAGTAGAGCGCGCGACGTCAAAATGTCTTCTTCTCGTGCGGTCATCGCCTTGATGTCGACTGTCTCTGAATTATACAACGAAGAATGCTCGGGATACACCTTACCCGACGACGGAAGCGGCACGGTCTCTACGGGGATGTCCAAACCAAATTCAGCCTTTACCTTGTCGGCCGCGGACTGCATCGGCATTCGAGGGTCAACTCCGTGGGGAGGAACCGGACTACCTGGCGCGAATACTGCGTTACGTTGTTCACGATCTTCTGTACTCATGTTCTATTTTTTCCTTTTGCAAAAGAATCCTGTGTATAGTAATCATACCTTCTCGCAACGTAAATAGACAGGCAATGAAAATTGACGACCAAATAGATTGATCAACCAGCAAGAGTATAATATTTATCGAGCATAATGTTCCTCAACAACCCATATCCCCACGAAGGCTTCGTCCCCGCGTACCAGGTTTCGGCAATGCCGTTCGTGACGTCTTCCAACATCACCCTAGGGTCGACAAAAGAGATCAACTTCGCCGGCGTCACACGCTTCATCACGATAAAGAACACAGGCGCATCGACCGCCGTCCAGCCGTTGCGTTCACAGAGAACGGTCTGAAATCAGCCAATTCAAACTACTTCATCCTCAGCGGGTCAGAATCTTTTTCGGAGGAACTTCGAACGGACAGGATCTTCGTCTCGGGATCATCAGGGGCATCAGTCTCGTTCAACGTCGTCGCCGGCCTCACCACGATACCAACAAAAAACTTCCTGGTCGTCACAGGCTCCAACGGCTTCGGCGGCGACGGTTGAGATATGGCCAGCGGCTTTGGACAAGGCTTTTCAAAAAACAACCTAGGAATAGCGGATTTAATTTTGGTTTTTCTCTAAACTTCGCTACCGTGCTCTACATCATGGCATCCGCCGCACAGGACGACACCAGAAATATTCTTCTCAATGTGGTAGTTGGTAACCCACTCGGCAATTAAATGTTTTTTCTCGATAAAAAGCTGTGAGACTTTTCTGTCCACACTTCAAATTTAAACCCGTTTTCATTTGCAAATCTTTCGGCCGATTGAAATTTTGCAATGTTTTTTTCGTGGATAACATGACAACTTGGTTTAAATTCTACGATGAGTTTTGTTCCATCTTCATACTCTATCAAACAATCAACGACGTAGTGTCTAATCTTTCCGTTAAAAGAATATTCAACGTTGTAGGGTTCGAAAGTGTATGAAATAACATTTTCTTCTGACTCTAGATATAAAATTGCATTTAACTCAAATTGTGATCTGTAATAAACGGTGGGGTTGGTCGATTTTTTAGAATCTTTAAAATAACCATGAATTCTTGTACATTTTGTCAGCAACCCATTCTTAACTCTTTCCGCTTGCTCTAGACTTTGACGTTCACGATTTTTTTCTTCTCCCCAATAAGACTTCATGTGCTCTGAGATTTTTTGTTTATGAAACTCTGATTTTGATTTTCCGGTGAGAGACTTAGATATCTTCTCCGACCTTTCAGGCGTATTCATTTTTTCAATGATCGATGCTATTCTTGGATCGTCTTTCGTTAACCCTTTACACCATCCTTGAATTTCGCCATTTTCCCACATTTTTCTTCTAGTCGTGAGACTTTTCTCGAAAGCTTCTTTGTTGTGACCCCAATTATTATTCACTTTTGAAGCATGACCCCACGCGAATTTAGAATATCCATTCACCAATCCATTAAATTTTGTATCAGAACCACACCCACATTCGCAGGTTGGTTTAATTCCTTTTAGTACAACTCGATTGTACAAATCTTCGCTTGAAATACTGTGCTTTTTTGAAGCGTGAATTCTGAGCGAATTGATGTTTTCAATTTGAAAATCGCATTCAGGACACTTAAACATAAAAACCTCCGCAGCTTAACGCCACAGAGGTAATTATATACCACTTTATAGTTTGGTAAAAGACTTTTTCTAAAATTGTAACACACAGTTGTCGAAACGGAGTGTCATTGAGATTTCCATTGGGCCGCCGTCTTCGTAGGTGACTTCGCCGAAGTTTGCTTCGGTGATGAACGCGCCCTTGATGTCCCAGAGTTCGACGACGGTGCCGACTGGGTCGAGCATCTTGAGTTGGATGTCGCGCTTGTAGAAGTCGGCGTAACCGCTGCGACCCGATACTGACTCGAAGTGAGTGCGGACCCATTCCATGACCTGTTGGGCGCCTGAGGGAGCGATTGGATCGTGCAGAGTAACACCGATCGTACCGAAGGTCGTCTTACCGGCGAGGTAGCGGCGAGAGTTGATGAAGGGAACTTCAACTTCTTCGGTCGATATTGTAGGACGAGATGTCGTCTTGATGATGTAGGCATCGATGCCTTCGATCATGAGTACCCATCGGTTCTTGCGCTTTGGCTCGAACTTGTTTGGAATCATCGATGTAACGTCTAATGTCTCTGCGGCCATGGTTTTATTCTCCTGTCACCTTTTCTAAATATCTGCAAGTCTAGCTTTTATTAAATCAATTTTGAAATATCAGACAACCGTCTGTAGATTGTTCGACACAACGAAGTCGAGGCTGACGAACTCGATGCTCTTGGTCGGTTGAACGAAGATCTTTCCACGGACGGTGTTGTTCTCGATGTCTGTCTGCGTCGTAGTCGACGAATCGATAATGACGCGGAATCGTTCGATACCGGCAAGGGCTTGGATCCGCTGCAATCTTGGAGTGACGGCTGCGGAGAAGCGGGCTAGCGTCGCCTCGCGGTTCGGTTCGAAAATGATCGTCTGCGCAATGTCTCGAACCTGACGACGTATCTCGATGAGGAGACGACGAACGTTAACACGATCAAGAGAAGATGCCGCTAGCTGTAACGTCTTCTGTCCCCAGACCACGATGCCTGACTTCGGGTTTGTGCCGCTGGTTGATGCACCGACGAACGCAACGAGCGGATTGACGCGATCGTTGTACAGAGAATCCAAGTCTTCAACCTTCAGCTTCACCCGGGCTTCACGAGCATCAAGCGGAAGAGCGCCGCGGGTGAAGCCAGCCGGGGCGAACCACGGATGACCTACTGCGTCGTTCAAGGATAGAGCACCGAGGACGAGAACAGACGGTGGAACGAAAGCGTCCTGATCAGGGGATCTATACAGAACATCAGGGAAGTAAGCTGCAGCGAACGAAGAGTTGATGTTACGATCGCGGAAGCTCTGAACCGTGTTCGAAACAGAGACGACCTCTGTATCAGATCGAACCTCGGATTCTGCATCGGTACCATCTTCATTGTACTGCTCAATATCCATGATATAGAGAGCGTCGAAGCGTTCCTCTGTCGACACAATCGCATAATCAGTGATGATTGGATGCCTGAGGCCTGGGATGACGAGGAGTTGGATATCGATGTTCGTCGTGTTCTTCATGATATCGATCGCCTTTGTGTAGGCTTTCACGTTCGGTCCGTCGTTAAGCAAACGACCATTACCGAATATCATGTCTGAAGAAACCGCGTTGTTGTTCAGCTTAGACTCATCCGCGTCAAAGATGTTGACACCGTCGAATCCTCCTTGGACGAACATAGTAAACTTGGCAAAAGGTCTGTTTCCTGGCTCTGTCAAGTCAGCGACCTGCAGAGCGCGGGTCTTGTTTGTGGCGTTAGGAGTGATCACTCCGCTACGAACGTACACCGCCTCGTCCCATTCAAGAGAGTTTGCTTTTGTAAATGAAGTGTTAGACGCGGATCCTGTGATGACCTGTATGTGTTCAAGGCTGAACAAGTTGTTGCAGAACCTATCAGAATCGATGATGCCGTTTGCAGCTGTGTCTTCTGCTCCGGCATTGTCTCCGACAAGGACAGGCTTCGCAGAAGTCGCGAAATCTGGGAAGTACTTCGCGAAAGCCTCAAGAGACTTGTTGGTAAGGACCGACGCGTTTGGCGTTGTTACGTTTTCGACGTGTTCAAATTGCGCGCCCCAGTAGAAGTCGGAATTCGCTGTCTCAGATTCGCTATCAACGACGCCATCAGTCACCTTCTTACGGAAAGGCAGCGGCGGTTCGACAACTTTACGCAGGATATCTCTATCTGTAGACCCACCGGTCGGCGCAGCAAGGTTGCCGATAACATGCGGAAGCTGTGAGAACACAGCGGACCCAGAAGTAACCAAGTGCGCAATTCCTCTGTAACCCATCGGGAGTGCGGTAGGATCGACGAACCCGTTTGCGACTTCATCGGAAACTTCGACTCGAACATAGTTCGATCGATTAGAGTAGTTTCCTTCAAGGACAATCTTTTGCTCTTCGATGTCACGATCAAAGTCAAAGAATGTATTTGCATCGCCGATCTTCTTTGCGATGTAGTTGTTAGATGATGGATCAAGGCTACAATCAAACTTTTCAGTTGAACTAATCAACGACTCGCCGTCTGTATCACGAGCATCCCAACGACGAATTTTTACGGTAAATGTGCCGTATTTGTTGTTTGGATCGCTCGAAGGAGTGATGTTTTCGATTGAAATCTTGTAGAGATTGGAAACGTTGGCGCCTGCATCAAGAGCGTAGAACTTAAAGAGATCAACCGGCTTTCCACCAAACTTCTGTGAGACGACCCACGGTGAGACCGCATTCCGGAACCTGTCTTCAAAGTTCTCAAAGTTTGGTACTGTCGTCGATGATACGTTCCGCGCTAGAGAAGAAGTAACTATGAATGCTGAAGTTTCGACTCCTGCTTTACCGACCGGGCTAGTAGCGTCAGCACCGTAAGAGCTAGAAAGAATTCCGACGCCGGTCAAGGCTCCCACAGCCGTATGTATGTCCCAATGAGCATACAGACAGTGACCGGCTTCTTGCAGCTTGAATGGATCAGTATTGAACTGATTAGCAAAGTAGTTGTTAGACGTCGGATCAAAAGAAGCCGTTAGTACGTTCGGGTGGTTTACGTCAGTACCTTTGTGCCCGTTAAGGAACAAGACGAAGTCCTGCTTCACGATGTTGCCCTCAGATAAAACTACTGAACCGATCGTTGTTCCAGGAGGCGCGGCCGTGACTGAACCAACCTGAGTTGATGAAGGAGCTATGCTGCTGACTCCTCCCAAAGAGGATGACAAGCTTAGCAACACACCTGAAGCAGCCATAAGAACGCCACGAACGACTGGTACAGCTACATTTTGACCAGAGATCTGCAAACCGGCATCGCTAAAGTAAGTTGAACCCACAGACTCTGACATGAAGCAACCAAGAAAATACGTTCTTCCAGGTTGACCATTATCGTTTGCATAAGGATTTTTGTCGAGCTTGCCTAATGCACCGCTGGGCAGTTGTTCGCCAACAACGAAGCCAGCGCTGGTGACTGAACCTGGGTATGTCTCGCTAGCGCTCTGTCTTTTGAGGCCATTACCTACGCCTAAAACTCGGAGGTATGTAGCAGAACCAGCGTTTCGTAACCATTCGCCCACCGCGATTGGACCAAAGTGTTTGCTGTCTATTGAGCCGAACTTAGCTTGAAAATCGCTAGTGTTTCCAATCGTAACTGGTACAAATGCAGGACCTTTCTTCGCTGTACCGATAACGCCAGCTGGTATACCGGTCGGTGTGGTCGTTAAAGGACCTGAACTATCTATTTCGTACGCTATTACGCCTGCTGCTCCGAGTTTTACTTGTGCCATCTACGTTACTCCAATTTAGCTGCTAATCTAACTATATTGTTGACCTTGATTTTTCACACGAACTGGACGCCCGCGTTGGTTACGATGAAGTCGATCGCGATGTATTCAATTGATCTTGTCGGGACGATCACGATTCTACCATTGAGACGATTGAGATCGATGTCTTCCTGAGTGTTGTTCGTTTCGTTCATCACGACCTGGAATGCTTCGATACCTGCTTGTGACTGTATCAATCCAAGCTGGAACACTGAATCCGACACGAAGCGATTGCGTACTGCCGGCGTATTTTGCTCGAACACGATACGATTCGCGATGCCGATGATGATTCTCTTCACCTCGAGGAGAAGACGTCGCACGTTGATACGATCGAGAGCAGACTTGCTGATCTGTAACGTCTTCTGTCCAAAGATAACGTAACCAAGTCTTGGGAACGTCGCGATGGGGTTAATACGCGAATCGTAGAGACGATCGCGGTCACCAACATTGAGACGTACCGACACGTTGGTCACAAAGTCCAAAGCCGCGCGATTGAAGCCGGCGGGAGCGAACCACGGATATTGGACTCTGTCGTTGAACCCGAGAGCTCCAAGAGCTGCGATTGAAGCAGGAACTTTGACTCTGCGCGAGTTGGTAGAATCATCGATAAAAACGTCTGGGAAGTACGTCGCGACGAAGCTGTTGTCGATCGCGCGAGCATCGAAGGCGTCGACCGTCTCTTTGACGCTAGGCTTTGATGTTGAATCATCATACAGACGATATCCGTCATCATTGTAAGCCGGGATGTCCATCACATGCATCGCGAGCCCGTAGTCTTTGACCTTCTTTGAGGTAAGGTCGTTGATGTAGGGTTCACGGATTCCAGGGATTGTAAGGATGTTGACGCCGACAGCAAACGGATCTGTCATGATATCGGCGGCGGCGTTGTAAGAAGCAACGCCGTTGTTACTTCTGCCAGTCCCGTTAACAGCTGATCCAAACCCAAGGGCTCCGTAGCTTGAAGCGGCGCCGCCGGTTGATAAAGAATCTGCCGTGAATGAAACTGACTTATCATTCAATCGACGAGCATCACGATCGAGGTAATTTACGCCATCAAAGCCGCCGTACATGAACGTCGTAAATTTTGCGAACGGCGCAAACTGGTTATATCCAGCCGCAGTTTGCTTCGCGAGTAGCGTCGCCAATGTGACGCGATTGCTGACGACGCCATCAGAAACTGTATAGTCAGTTGAATCTGGTACTGCGTTTCTGATATAGGCCGCTTCTTTCATGTGTAGAGCCGCAGATCCTGTTACGTCAGTAAGAGATGTATTTGCTAAAGCGACCTTGGCTAGCGTGAATTTATTGTTGTTCAAAACATCAGCGCCAGATCCAGTATGAAGGGCGTCGAGTTTTTCAATGCCCATAAACTTGGTCAAAGTCCCAATCAATCCGTTCTTTTCAGTAATGATGTTTGGGTCAAGGACCTCATTGGCTAACGAGGTCGCATTACGTTCAAATTTAACGCCCCAGTAGAGCGCCGGGAAAGTGAGCTCCTTTGATCCAGGAGCTCCTGCGATCGTACCGGTGGTCGAGACAGCGCCACGAGTCACCTTATAACGATATGGGATCGGAGGAAGTATCGAACCAGAGAGAAGGTGAGCCGCAGTGAGGCCAGTTCCACCAAGACGACCTGTACCGGCTGTTATCGCACCGAGCGCGCTTACATTGTTGTTCGTCTTCAACAAAGACGGACCATGGAACCCGAATGGAAGCGTTGTATCCGGAACAAGCTTCTTTTCGACCTTGTCAGCCATAACGACTCTAACGTAATTTGACTGATTGTCGTACTTACCAGAAGCAGCGAGGCGGCGCTCTAGAGGGTTGATCGTATCAAAATGATAATAGACCTTACGATCACCAATCAACTTTGCGATATAGTTTTCTGAGTCAGGATCGAGTGAGCAATTGGTAAACTGCTCAATGATCACAGGGTTGATATCAGAATCGTTCCAGTCTCGAACCTGGACATTGAACGTACCGTACTTGTTCTTCTTGTCTGCAGAAGCCTTTATGTTTGCAATAGAAATTTTGTAAAGCTGGTTCGCGTATTCGCCATCATCAAGAGACTCGAACTTGAACAGGTCGTATTCTGTCTTTCCGAACGGCTGAGAAATAAACATCGGAGTCTGAGGTGCCTTGAAACGAGTGTTGTGCGCACCAAAGATTTCACGGTAGGTAAGGGTTGGATCACCAGAAGAAGAATCTGTCAAAGCTGATCCAGACAGCATTGCAACGTAGTTGTTGGCTGCGACGTCAGCGACCTGCGAATCGACCGCAAAGTCAGCTGCGAGGTAGTGCTGTTCTGTGTAAAACTTGTCTGGGTCGGTGTTCAAAACCTTGCCAAAGTAATCGTCTGAAGACGGATCAAACGACGCCATCAAAATTTTCACACCAGGTTTGCCTTCGTCGCTAGAGTACGTTGAACCAAGAGAAGAAGAAATCACTATCTTGAACTTGGACACCCCACCGATTGTCTTCGCTTGAGCTTGGTCATCGATTGTGGCGATTGATGTTGCCACAGGAGCGGCTTCATCACCGTCGAGAACAAAGAGTCGCGCGGTGTTTGGTACCATAACAGCGCCGCGGATCAAGTTGACATTGCTACCGGCTGTGACACCCGGGAATGAATCGTTGTCGCTAAACATCGGCATACCGTAGGCTTCATTCGCAGACAGTGTGTGTTGAGCGGCAAGGAACTGAACGACTTTGGTATGACGAGCATCAGCGGCTGCAACGGTTCCACCAAGAGAGAAGCCGGCATTGACGACAGTACCTTTGGCTTCAGTCGAACTAAAGTCAGCAAGAGTTGAGTTGGCGCCGGCGCCGAGGACTCTCAAATAAGTTAAGGAAGTGCGGTTTTTAAGAAATTCGCTGACAGCGTAAGGGCCAAAGTGCTTCGGGTCAAGGTTTCCAAACTTTTCAATGAACTCATTGAAATTTGCTACCGTAACAGGAACAAATGCAGGTCCTTTGTTCGAGGATCCAATAACACCGGCGGGTGTTCCTACTGGGCCACCTTGTGTGGGGGCGGAAAGGTCAATTTCACGTTCATAAAAATTGGGAGATCTAAAAATCTGCTCAGCCATTACGGTTCTCCTTCACGGTCGAATTCAAGTATTAAATATGTCGTAAAAACCCAAAAATACAAATCGTTTGTTCAAAGCTTCGCTAAATCGGTGGAAGAATACACAGTTTCTCCTGTCGACGGATTAACAGTGACAACTTTGAAGTATTTAACTTCGTTTCCTACCTTCAACTTTTGGTATGAACCAGTCTTCAGCCCTCGTGGGTAGCTTGACAACGCGGGATCGTTTGCGTCAATTTTTTCTGCTGAATTTGAGGGTTGAACGACCTGGGCACGCCATCCCGGTCTTCTTTGGTCATTTCTAGAATTGTTTTGTTCGTCCAGAGGTAGCGTAGGATCGTCACTACCTAAGACAACATTGTTTGAGTACTCTTCAGGAGTCTCTATATCGACAACGTCAATGCTAAAATCGATGGTCGGCGACGAGACGTACCTTTTTACGGGAACTGGTATACCTGGCGCAGAAGAAGCCCAGACATAAGCTGGTACTTTTAGATTTATATTACACTTGATAAATCTCTCTGCTGTCGACATATCATCAAAATTAGTCTCAATATTGAAGCTTCCGCCGTCCACGGAAGCTATGAACCAGTAACCTTTCGGAGTCACTAATTTCCACGACTGAGCCTGTGGAAGAAAAGAAGACATTAACTTTTCAATGATTTGATTCATGTGTTGCGTATACTGCGTCCACACCGTCACTTCATACGCAGCTGTATAAAATTGTGGCGATGGAACTACTATCGTCTCAAATATATTGTTTTTGCTGTTTGAAAGAAGAACAGCGCCAGAACGAGTTGGATCGTCTTCCGATAGCTGACCGACATTGCGGTCTGTTGTCAACTGGTTCAAAACAGTCTGCATCGAACCGCTCACTGCAACATTTCTTTGGTTGGTTATTAAAAGACGATTGACGAGGTTTTGATAATTTCTGTCAGTTTTATCGAGTCTTCTTCTTACGACAATCTCACCTGTTTGCTGATTTATCCCACGACCGACTATGTCATCGGGAGACTGAGACAGCCCCGTACGCATGATAGTCACCAAAGGAATAATCAAAGTGTTAGTTCTATCTCTCAGCGGCTTACCATTTTTCAAAAGTGCCCATTTTTCGCCGGCGGCAAAAATGACAGGAACTTTTTTTAAAGGTGCAGAATCTTGTCCGCCGACTGTCAAGTCTATTTCTTTATCAAAAAGGTTGAACAGCGCCATATCGACGTCTTCTATTCCGCAGGGTGGAATAGAAAGATCAGACTTCACCCCACCGTCGTAGCCAGATTTTACGCCCGGTATTCCGTAGTTGTTGCTGTCTTGGGCATTAAACCTAGTAGTCATTTTCAGTCCTCATCGTAGAACGATGAACCCTCATAATATGTCGTAGTGCTTGAGCCAGCATCACCCTTAGGTGAGACTTCCTTGGGTCCAGTAAGCGGAGGATCTAAGACCCCATTCTTGACAAGATCCCTAACGTCTCCAGTTGGATTTTCGTTTTCATCTTTTTCTTCTCCGCGCTGCTGAACAAAAGTAGTTTGGACAGCATCAGGGTCTGTATAACTAATATCCGTCGGTCCGACGATCGGCGCCGCGAATAGACCTTGACGAGATTTAACACCGACCAATCGTATTCCGTCCTTATGTTCTGCGGCACCGTACATATTCCTCATAAAGTTACGTTCGGCGATTTCATAGAAGTTTTCCGCAAAAGAGAAAAAATCTCCGATGTTGACGCTTATACCTTTTTCGACAAGATCTCGATGCTGCAAATACGCTTCGATACGATACTGTGCATCGACTCCAAACTTATCGATTTTTGTCTCTGTCTGGAACTCGTTATTCACTAAAGCATCAAGAACGATTGGGTTGTCAAACACTTTCTTCAAAGCTTCGTTGTAGACTTCGTGCGTCTTGGTCTTTATCTCAGATATTGGATAATAGATAATTTTTTGACCGACAACATCCTTTATTATTTCTTTTGTAATATCTGATATAAAGTTGTATTCTCTAGGAGTAATAAAAAGACGTGCCATGGTTTACCTCATCCAATTGTTATAGACTTGCCCAACGGCATTGGGATGTACCTTAACTGTTTGTTGAGGTTTTCAGCGGCTAGAGCATCATTTTCAAGTAGCTTTGCGTGGGTCATATTGGTAAGAAATTCTTTCATCTGAGCGATGAGCTTATCTTTGTCATCACGACCCGTTGTCACAAGACTTTCGCCATTCAGCTGAAGTTCTGCATTCGGAATGGGGATATTCTGGAATTTTGATCTAATAAGGCCCAATAATTCACGAGCCAAGGCTAAAGTGTACTGACGAATCCATTGTCGACCAGGTTGGTTTATAGAAGTAAAAGGTATGTTCCCCAACGGAAAGCTGCTCGGTCCAGAGACTCCATAAATCGAATTATCTGTGTATGAAGACGGTTTATAGGGGTCATGCGGCGGCATCAACTTTATGTACAATTTCCCAAGCTGCAAATCAGTTGTGGGAATTGGATATATTCGAAGCTTACTTCCCAAAACTTCGTAGCTATAATTTGAACGTCTTACTCTAAAAGCACTTTCCAGCATTCCGCGACGTAAAACATCTTCAAAGATCGGAAGAACGTAGAATATAGTCGAATTAACGTAAGATTCGTAGTTAAAGTTTGTGGCTAAAAAGTTAGTGATGTTTGAAGCGTTCAAAAGAAATGTCTGAGCAGCTAACGGCTCAAAATGAAATATCTCAACAACTTTTAGCTTACCTTTTGAACCTGAAGTCAGCGTATCGTGGTAAACTTCTCCAGCATTGCTTCCTGATAAGACTTTTACATCAGAATAAATGTCGTAATCTTGTTGACCGTTAATCAGATCGATATAACACATTGTTGCGTTATATGATCCACCGACGTACGCTTCTGTTGCGTAAGGTTCGGCTTTACGTAACAAAAACTCTAAAGTTTGTTTAGCGTACTTGTTCGTAAAGTCTTGAGAGCCTGTTGGTAAACCAAGCACGTTCGTAAGTTCAGAAGTTATCTTAGTTTCATGAATTAACCTGCTATATTCACAACAGGCTTCTTCAAAACATGCCCAAATTTCTTTTCGAGTTAACTCGACTGAAAGAACGTCATCACCAAGCTTACGCTTGACAAAAGTAACCATGGAATCGGCTTCTGTTTGAAAGACAGTATCAGAATCAAAAAAGCCGAAAGGAGTAGGGTTGATCGTATCGTTAAAGCTAGGCATGAACCAACATCCCTTTTGGGGATAAGTATTCGTATGCCTTCACATATTTTTAATTGAAAACAAAGGAAAAAAAAGTTAAGCGAAATAATGACGAATTATTTCGCTAATATAAGTTTTTAGTTTTTTTACTTCTTTTTTTAAAGATTCTTTATCATCTATTTCTGATTCTAAGCTATCTTCGCGGTCATCTGAGTTACGTATAAGAGTTCGTCCAGCGCTCGGAGGACGATATCTAAATTGCTTCATGCTTTAAATATTCATCACATTCCTGCTAGCATAGCTTGAATAGCAGTACGTACTCTTTGCTGCAACTCTTGCGGTAAAGCTGAGATTAAGACATAAGTTTCAGGCTTCAAATAAGCACTTGGTGCGCCGCCCTCTACATATCCGCCTACAGCTTGAACATTAGCTCGTAAAACTAAAGGTGGAGCTCCAGCTTTGTCATGAACCAAAGGTTGGTATAAATCTACTTTTTGCATATTAACCTTTTAGAACGCTTTTAGCGCTGTTCAAATTTTCATTTAATGAATCAAGCTTTTCTTGAAGGACAAAAAGCTTTTCTTTTAAATCAGATGTGTCTTGTCCTTTTGAAGATTTTTCTTGAATAGTTGCTTGAAGCTCAAAGATCTGAAGTAATAAATTTTCTGTTGTTGCAGACATATTTCAACCTTGTGGTTTAGGATAATATAATCCATCATCAGGTTCCGGTTTTTCGGAACAAATTTTTGATGATTCTTTCATAGACTTCAATTCATTACTCAGCATAAAGATTTTTTCTTGCTCTTTTTTTAGCCACTGAGGAAACTTATTTTGAACCCAATCTTCTTCTGCTTTTGACAAAGCATCATGAATTATTGAATCCATCTTATTTTTTATCTCTTTAACTTCATGAGAAGAACTTGAAGTTATCAATCTGTATACGGTTAAAAATTGATCTGGATTCAAGTGTAATATCATGCAACGACCTTTGGTTTATTGATTTCATCACACGCCAGTAGTGCTGACCATGATTTAGAAAAATCGATGACTTCAAAAACTTTCCAGCCTTCCGCTGTATAACAATGGATTTCGGACTCATTTCTCAGTATCCTAGTCACGTCGCAAACAATTTCATTTCCGTCGTCCAACGTAATATCAACCATTCCGCGACCTCCATCTGAGAAGCGCATGGTTTTTTCTACATTTTTGTCAACAACTTTGATAGATTCTAAGACGAGCATGTCTTTCATAGAAATTTCTTGATCATAAGGACCTTCTTCATTTTCGATAAATTCATCTTCAGATAACCCGCATTCTTGTTCGTGATTATCCAAACAAGGCATATGCTTCAAAATAAAATCGTTTTCCTGTGAGGAATCTTCCTGAAAAGATGCAAAATGTTCTGATAACTTCTTATGTAAAGAGTCAATTTTTTCCGATGTCTTCCAATCAAGAAATGAAGAATTATTCTTTAAAAGAAACAAAGCTTGCACTAACAACAAAATTTCTGAATTTGATAACTTCATTTTGACTCCTCAATGCCTTAAGGCCGGCCTTTTTTAAAGGCCGGCCAAAAATTTATTCGATTAATCGAATTTAATTCACCAGGACTTGTCGACTTGACGGTAATGCTTCTGCAAGAGTCGATAAAGAGTTCGTGCTTCGCGACCATCCAGCTGAACAACTTCTCCCTTTGGAAAATCAATGTAAAGCTGCGTTGAATCTGTCCGTGGGTTCGTACTAACTGCAGCGGTAATTGTAGTACCATCACGGCGAGCAGTCTCTGTACGAAGCTTACCAGTACGATCCTCGCGTGTACGAATAACTGCGTTGCGATTTTGTGGAACAAACTTGCGGTTTCTACGTGTCTTCATAAATTAATCTCCAGTAACCAAGAGCATTGTATTGAGCTCTTGTTGTTATGAAGTAATAATATGTTGAAGATAAACGTATGTACAAATGAGTTTATTCAGCCTAAAGCTTTGGCTACTTTTGAAGTTTCCGTCGACGAAGTCTTTTCTTCACTCATCATGCTGGAAACAACAGCCATAATCTGCGGCCAGTATTGAGCCAGCTGCGAAGTGTTGATATTTGCAGCTTTGGGATCAATATCATCAATAATAGTTGCTAAAACTTTCAAGTTTTTAGAAAAACCCATAAGAGAACTAGGCGTAGATTCAGAAAGATCATTAAGTTGTTTCTTTTGCTGATCTGTAAGCTTTGAAGTCCCCTCTCCAGAAGATGTCGGCGTCTCTCCAGCTTCGAGTAAGTTTTCAATTTCTTTGG